GATATAATACCGTCAGTACTTTTTGATAAAGTTAGGAAACACACAACAGAACCAAGTGTGCTTAGTGCTAAGGATCCCCGGCCAGAACCTGGTTGTAATGTTTGGAGTGGGTTAGAGAAATACACCGAACAGACTGAACCATTTGATCCAGCTCTATTGGATGTTTGTGAGGACTATATTCATAGCGAACATCTTGCTATGATGCGACCTCTTCGACCAAGTCTTCATGTTTTAGATTTAGAAGTTGCGATTAATGGATATCCAGTGGATGGGTATAAACCAATGAACATGACAACATCGCCGGGGTATCCATGGAAACTGCATAAACCATCAAATGCAGGAAAGGGTAAGGCATACCTTTTCGAAAATGACGGTACTGAACAGGAACCGCACTATAACCCTAAACCAGAGTTATTAAAATCTATAATTGATGATCTTAAAAAGATGCTAAAGGGCATTATTCCTCTGTGGATCTGGGTGCATTGTCTTAAGGACGAGCGCCGTAAGCTTAAAAAGATTCAAAAAGCATTAACACGTTTCTTTACTATGGCACCTGTGCAACTATCAACCTTAACACGATTATTTACGGCTGATTTTGTGGCCGCCTATATTAATGCACATAACAGAGGTTATTCAGCGGTTGGGATCGATACTCTATCACCAGAGTGGACCGAGCTTTTTAATTATCTTGTAAAAGTTGGCCGTAATGCGGGGGATGGGGATTATCAAACATATGATGGAAAGTTGGATCCAGACATGATCTATCGTGCTGTTCGACTTGTTGGCCGATGGTACCTACATCACATTGGTAATAAAAACATCATAATTAAGGTAGGATCCTGTGTGTGGACAATAACACACAAGCAATATATGCAGATCTTAAATATATTTGCTACAACCTTTGTGCATACGATTCAAATTGCAAGAGATATCATACATAAAAAGGCACAAGGAAATCCATCTGGCAATACTCTCACTACTATTATCAACACTATAGTGGGATTATTTCTCTTGCTATTATGCTTCTTATTGTTGGCTAAAGATCACAACCAGTGGGACTATTTTGACCCAGAAGCATTCCGAAAACATGTACGAACTAAGATTTTCGGAGACGACAATGAATTCACGACATCGGATGACATTGTCGAATGGTTTAATGTATTAACCATTTCAACAAAACTCAACGAGTATAACATCGTTTATACCCCAGCTGATAAATCGGGGGAGTTTGTTGTTTGTAAGGACGCAGATGATTTGCGATTCTTAAAATGTGGCTATAGGCCGCACGATGTATTTCCAGAGCGACGTCAACCTAACATTGATTTGGAATCGATCTACGAACTCACTAATTGGGTCAGGGACGGTCCAGACAATCTTCAGCAATGTCGTGATCAATGTGAAAATGCTCT